TTTACTTTATCTGCGCGGATTCTGGCGGTAGTGAGTGCTTCCTGAGCATCTAACAACTTATCAGCATCCCCAGACTCGTAAGCCTCTTTATAGAGCCGTTTAGCCTCTTCAATCTCGGAGTTAATGACCTTCTTGGCTTGTTCTAAGAGGACAGTCTGCCCTTGATTGACGGAGCCTTTAAGTTTTTTGTTCTCTTCATACATTGCCTGAGCAAGGCGAAGAGCTTCATCTTTTTCACGCTCGGCAGACTCTTTGGCTCTGCGTTCCTCGTGATATCCCTTAGTAAAGTGTTTAAACCTATTCTTGACGCTCTCAGAGTAGGAGGCAAGCTCCTCTTCTGTAGGATCTTGCGGGGCTTCCTTCATTGGAGTGCGGTAACGATCCTCTTCCGGGGTATCGTCTACAACTTCAATTTCAGGGGTGTCTTCCTGCGGGGTTACAACTTTCCCGCCTTTACGGAGGTTCTCTTCCTTTTCATCAGGAAACTCAAATTCTGTTTTTTCAATTTCAGCCATGATTTTTCCTTAGTTAGGTCGCTGGATGCCGCGAGGGTCTTGCACAACTGCCTGAACAGAGTCGTCATTAATCAATCTCCATTCCGTACCATGAATCTTCATGCGGGTTCCCGTGTTAGGACGCACTAACACAAAGTCTCCAACCTGACAGGCTGCTCCAGAGGGAAATCGGGCTGCATCTTTAAATGCATCAGGGCCAATCTTTGCCACAAACAGCACGGGGGATAGAAGCTCCTCGTGAAGAATTGCAGTTGCGGATTTAAGGATCCCTGTTTCGCTGTACTCATCCTCTGCTTTGGGAAGCATACAGAGGAGGTGGTAAGTAACCGGATCGGGTACTTGTTTGGCTTTCTCTTCAGGGGAGGTGTTAAGCACTCCACTGAGATCAACCGCGCTGACATCAAATTCAGTCATCTTCATAGTCCTTGGTTTTTCGCACGAGATCGGCAAGTTCATACTGGGCGGTTTGCAGACCTCGGATCGTCCCGCACAGTTCTTTGTAGTGATCGTGGGATTTAGCACCACCCTCACTGACAACAGTGACTAACTCCTTGATGTGTTCATCAAGTCTTTTGTTTAAAGCATCAAGAAGTTGAGTCATCATTCACCTTTGTTTTTTGCGTTTAAAAGCATTTGAAGAAGTTGTTGTTTAGCCTGTAGATCCTGCGTCTGTTGGCTATGCTCCAACTGTTGTTGATGTTGCTGTTCTGCCATGCGCATCTCTGCTTGTTTCTTCATGGCATCCATAGCAATTTCTTGCTGCGCTTTTTGTGCAGCAGCAGCGGGGTCTTCTCCTTGTGCGCCTTGCATCTGCGCCATTTTGAGTTGAAGCTCTGCCTGCTTGATAGCCAAGTCGCCTTGAACTTTCTGCGCTTTGGTTTGAGCATCTTGCTGTTTGATCTGAAGTTCTGCTTGTTGCATTTGTACAACAGGATCCTGCATCTGCTGTTGGGCGGCTTGTTGTGCTGCTTGGTTCTTGTTGATGTCCAACAATTGTTTTGCAGCTTGTGCAACGAGCTTTGACAACTGAACTTCCACATCCTCGGGCATCTCAGTATCTGGGCTAGGAAGAGTAGCGCCAAGGCGTTGCTCAATCTTTGTCCTGTACTGGAAAGCGATGTGTTCAGCTACGTGGGCCATGATTGAAGCTTGCATCTGTTGAGCCATTGGGTTTTGACCCATCTGACCCATGACCATAGGATCCTGCATCATTGATGTATGTACAGCAATGTGTGCGTCGTGATCTTGGTAGATGAATGCTTTAGTTGGTTTACCTGTCAAGAACGACATGTTCTCTGAGATTGGATCCCGTGGTGTCATGTCATCGTCAATAGGTACAAGCTTGTCTGCATTCTTCACTCCCAGAACCTCAATCATCTGGCGGTGCAGCAAAGGTAGGTTGTAGATCTGTGGAGCGCCTTGGGCTAACTGGATTACAGCCTGATACTGCATGATCCTTTGAGCCATTGTGGCGGAATTCGGGTCGGAGACCGGAATTACATCCACCATGTCATAGTCTTCACGCTTGGCTTGGGGCGTACCGAATACTGGGGTGTATTCGTAATCCGCTGGCATGTAGTCACGAATGATCTCTTTGAGCAGTTTAAACTCTTGTTTCATTGAATAATGAACACGAGCCTGCACCGCAGACATTGTCTTAAGCTGACGCTCAAGTAATGCTAAGGTTGTACCTACGGGAGAGTTAGCAGACATATCGCTGATGTTCATATCTGCGATTGAGCCAAGTCTTCTGCCTTCGTCTGTGATCTGATTCAAGAGAGCCAAGAGAACCTGCGAGGGTTCCTTGTATGGCAGGGCCATGATGTTCTCTTTGACCGATCCGCTAGGCACGTCCACATCACGGAACTCACCCGGTTGGATGGGAGTGTCATCTCCTTTGATTCGGAGACCTCGGGTCTTCAAACCTCCGGGAAGGTTAGACAATGTACCTGCGTCTACAAGTTGACGAATGATAGATGTACCTGCACGGGCATAACCACCGATCAGGTGGATAAGACCAAGACCATAAGCTCCAAATCCGGGAACGTAGGTGTACTGGACAAAATGCTGACGTTTGAGTTTGTGTTTGTCGTCTTCATCCCAGTTTCTGCGGATGGAGAGAATCTCAGTCGTACCGCGCTCTAGGGTAATGACGTAAGGAAGAGCAATGCCGTCTTCATCTTCATAACCCGGCAGGTCATAGTCTACGTGGATCTCATAGATCTGATAGCGGTCATCATCATTGAGGTTGTAACCCTGATCCTCAGCCTTTTTCTTCTCCACGTCAGTGTAGAACTGAAGAGGTTCTCCAAGTTCCTTGTCTAAGTAGAAACCCGATACTTGAAGTTTGCGGATGTCATTCTTGGTCTTGCGCATGATGTGGGTCACACGCTCAGATGTCATGGCGCTTGAGGCTCCATAAGGGATGATTACATCCTCTGCGGGGATGAAGATGGAAGCTTGCCGTCCCAAAGAAGGATCGTAGTAGACCTTTTTGAAAGCTGCGCCAGCTAGACCTAGAGAGTACAGAAGGCGTTCATGCTCTGGTCGATACTCAGGCATCCCTTCCGTCAGTCTGTAGTTCATGTCATCTTTGACACGCTCCGCAGCCTCTTCTTTAAGTTTATCAATTGCACCAATGATCTCTGTCTTGACGGGGCCTTGAGCCGGGAATGTTTCAATAATAGTCTCACTTTGAAACCTGACCGCCGCTTCTGTAAGAACAGTCGAGAATACCCCGCAAGCACCAAGCCACGGTTCTGTACGTTCCTCATATTTCATCCCCAATACATCAAGACCTTTAACATACATCTCCACCCAGTCTTTTCGGGAGTTAACGTCTGTGTCTACCATTTCAATCAAATCGCTGGCAATCTTTTGGAGTTCACTGTCATCCATGTACTCTGCAAGATTGTCTGAGAAGTTTTCTTCTTCAGTCTCTGGCATGAGGTCAACCTCCATGCCGTCAATACCAATCTTGACACCTTCAGGGTTGACAATCTCAATCTCCATGACAGGGGTATCGTCCATCTCCAAAGCGTTTAAACCTAATGGAGCTTGGCTCAGTGATTGTTCAATACTCATATTGTTCCTTAGTAGTACTCTACTTTTCTACGGGTGTAAAAAGGCTCATCTTCTTCATCAGAATCGATGGTGATAAAGCCTCCCAAGCGAAACCGCATCAGAGCCTGACTGCTTGAGTCAACAAGGTCGTCGTGGTCTCCATTAGGGAAAGAAGCTAACTCATCCATCACTTCTTCAGCCCACCGGGTATCAGGACACCACACCATGCCAGATTCAAACAAAGCAGAGATAGCGTTTACACGCGATATCTTATCGTTTCCTTTGCCCGGCGTATACTCCGCAACCGGAATTCCCATCTTTCTCATCTCGTAGATCAACGGAGCGCCTGCTGCCCGCTTCTCAACAATCAAAGTGTCAGGTTCATATTCCCTGTAGATCTCTAAAGCCTTGCGTTTTAGATCCGGAAACTCCATGCGTTCCTTGAATGCGTCCAAGAGGATGATGTTTGCCTTCAAATCACCATTTTTGTTTGGATGTTGGAAGACACCCCATGTGGTACAGGCGGAATAATCTGCGCGGTTATTCTTTTCAAACGCAGTATCCCAAGATTGAATGATGTATTCGCATTCAGGGGGTCGTTTTTCCTCCCAAATCATCCAATGTTCGCGCTTAATGATTGCGCCTTCCTCGGATGTGGGGTTCTGTTGGTACTGAGCTTCCCATTTAGCGACTGGAAGCTCGGCTTTTAAGGACTCTAGGGCTGTTTTAGACCAGAATCCGGGCCATAAAGGGTTCCCGTTGGGCATAATCGCAGGAAAATCTATGACTTCCCACTGATCTACGCCATCTTTATCGGAGTTTTTAAGGATCTGACCGGTTAAGTCTCTCTTAGACCACCGAGTCATCACAATAATAATAGCCCCACCCGGCTGTAAACGCTGACGAGGGCCGGAAGTGAACCATTCATACACCCCATCAAACACGGCAGGGTTGGCTTGCTTGGCTTCCTGCTCAGAATGAGGGTCGTCAATGATTAAGAGATCTGCGCCCTTACCTGTAACAGCGCCGCCAACACCGATAGCAAAGTAATCGCCACCCACATTAGTATTCCAGCGACCTGCGGCCTTTGAATCGCTCGATAGCTTTGTAGAAAAAACCTTCTGATACTGTTCTGATGAAACAAGATTCCTAACCTTCCTTCCAAATCCTGTGGCAAGCTCTGCGGTGTGCGCAGTCTGGATAATCTTCTTATGAGGAAACTTCCCCAGAAACCACGCAGGCAACAGGAAGGAAGCAAACTCAGACTTGGTATGCCTAGGAGGCATGTTAATAATCAAACGCTTAAGCTCCCCGTTAGCTACCCGCTCAAAAGCATCAGACATGATCTTATGATGAGAACCCGATATGAAGATAGGCCACATCTGCGTTGCAAAGTACAGGAATGATTCCTTGCTGCGCTCTATCTTGTCCATCTCCAACAAAGCCTGAATCTTTGCACGGTTCTCAGGAGATGCCTTGGGAGCCATCTCTAAGTACTTCTTAATCTCTGCGTGGGTCAGTAGGCTCATAGACGTACCATTTCACGTACGCTAGTATCCACTAACTTAATGGCATGGAACTTATAAGGCTTGGTCACAATGTGTCCATCCGTCCTCAACCGATGAACAATCCTGTGGATGTTTGACTTAGATTTCAATCCAATACCCTTAGCTATAACCTCATAAGACGGAGACACACCATGCAACCGAATGTAAGCACGGATGAAGTCTAATACTAACTGTCTGCGTTTGCTCATTCTTTGAGTTTAAACGCAAACACGAACGTTCGCAATACCTTTTCTGAAAATATATATACCCCCGGGGGTGGACGATTGGAAAGACAAGGGGGGCTTTCCTGTGGAATGTATTTGGGTGTGTGGATTAGAGCGTATACGCGGGAGGGGTGTCATGCCACGCCA